TCGTTGTTGAGATGCAGAGGCTTGTTAGCTTTTACGGTCATCAGCCGGAGGGCTGTCCGTTTGACGGATTCCTCCAGGGCGATGTAGCCCACCGAATGCCCCTGATCCACCAGGGACATGGCAATCTCCCCGCAGAAGGTGCTCTTGCCAATGCCGGAGCCAGCGGTGATGGTGACCAGCTCACCCCGCCTCAGTCCTGTGGTCAGTGTGTTGAGCCCTGAGTAGGGGTAGTCCGCATCCTTGCCATGTAGGGGGGTGCTGACCAGCTCAAACAGCTCCCGCCCATCGATGATGGTCTGAGGTGTGTAGGCCCGTTTGTTGTAGATGGCTTGCCTGATGGCATCTCCATCCCCAGCCTGCAGGGCCTCGGAAGCATCCTTGTAAGCCCCCAGAGCAGCCAGATAAACCCGATCAGGTGGGAACAGTTGGGCACATTCTTGCGCCGCCCTGGTGCCTGCCTCATCCGCATCCAGCATCAGGATGATCTCTTCAAAGCCCATTAGCCACTTGAGCTGATTCCTCAGGTCTTTGACTGCTGCAGCGGCCCCATTGGGGATGCTTACCACCGGCCAGGTGGGTCGTGTCTGATAGACGGAGAGGCAGTCAATCTCCCCTTCTGTAATTACGATGGACTTACCGGATCCCCAGAGCTGTTGCCCGAATAGCTGATGTTCAGTGTTAGTGCCGACCCAGCGAAAGGTCTTTTTCTGATCACGCTCCTTGTAACCAACAACAGCCCGAGCTGAGCTGTAGTAAGGGAAACGAAGAACAGGACCCGAATCAACACGCACGTTAAATTTACGGCAAGTCTCTTCGGTAATTTTCCGAGATCTAATCGCCGCGATCTCACCCTCATAGTGCATTGTGTGTTTGGTGGATTGGTGGCTTATGGGTTCACCAGTCCCTGCTTCGTAGGTGCGGCAGGAAAAACAGAAGCCATGCCCGTCGGTGTAGCGGGACATGGCATCTGAGCTGCCGCAGTGAGAACAGGGTTCGTGTCTTACAAACTCTGATTCACTTGAGCAGGTATTCATCCGAAAGTTCTACATAGTCACGCAGAACCCCTACAATCACTTCGTAGGGGACACCCTCGTCCTCAAGCTGCTCCACCAGTTGGTCGAGTCGTACAAACAGAGCGTCAATGGAATCAGTCATCAGTTCTCCTGGATAAGGGTGTACAGGTCTTGGCTGAATTGCTGGTACCGCTCAGACGCTTGGCTGTGGTAGTCCTTCCAGCTTTTCAAGGCATTGACGAGCCCCTGCAGGCAGTTCGCGCTGTAGTCACTGGCACCTGCCACCGGGGTATCGCCAAGGTCACAGAGAATGTCGCTGAAGTGTTCCTCGTAGTATTCAACTGTTCCCAGTTGATGTGGTTTGTAGGTCATTGGTAAGCCAGGATTGTGGGATGTCGGGATAAAGGCACCAGGGGAATCCATGCTTGTTGCACCAGTCCCCATAGGTGCTTTTGCTGCTTTTGGTTAGCGTGTTGTTGCGCTGAAATATGAAGCGGATATCTAGTTCCGGGTGTTGAGCTTTAACGGCCAGCATCTTCCTCCTGTCCGATGGCTTAAAGAAACCCTTGCATTCAAGGATCACGCCATTGGTCAGAAAGAAATCCGGTGTGTATTTGGACTCAAGGGTATAGCTGAACTTCTCTGCCTCATAGAGGTAGGGAACGTTTAACTTCTCGAAGTATTTAGATACCCGCTCCTCCAGTCCGGAGCGGAGATCAGCCATCAGAAGTCGTAGCTGTCTTCTTCGCTCTCCACACGGCGCACCGCCGGGGAGCTGGCCCGGTAGCCCTTGACCTCCCCAAAGATGGAGGACACGTCTTCAGGGCTCAAGGTGCCGGAGTCGATGGCCCCGCTGCCGGTGACCAGCTCGATGATCTGCACACCCAGCACCTTGAGGGTGGTGCCAAGGGAGGGTTTGGTGTACGGGGACTGCTGCACGATCAGGCGGACCTTGGTCCCCTTGCGCACATCCCGGAGCACGGACTGCTCCACCGGATCCCCGGCGGAATCGACGAACACGGGCTCCACCCGGTTGGTCTCGCCCCCGTAGCTGTACTTGACCAGGCCCTCCTCGTCCCACTTGGCGGGGTTGATGGCCACCCGCTTGGGGTTGTCCACCTTGGACTTGGCCCAGGTCAGCAGCTCCTCGCGGTCCGCTTCGGCCTGCTCCAGCACGTCCGCTGGTAGCCGAAAGGAGAAGCTCCGGTTGTTGTACTTGCCGGAATCTTCATACACGTTGATGTAGCCGTCCAGCACAGCGTCAAAGACGTAGCGGTTTTTCATGGTCGATTAGATGGTTTGGTTGTGGTAGTGGAATCAAAAACTCAGCGCCCTTGGCCCCGGTAGGGCTTCTGTCCGCGCTTGGGCAGGCTGTGCAGTCCGGTGCCCTGGTGGGTGCGCTTGGGCGGCCCTGGGACGTGCTCACGCCGGGCTGTCGTCTTCGTTGGTGAACTCTTCTTCTTCATGGAATCTGGACCAGTGGGTGGGCTCGGGATAGCGGGTCGGCAGCGTTTCGAGTTGGTCCTCGATGCTGTCGATCTCCCGTTGCAGCTCGGCCAGGGTGACCTTGCCGCTGAGCTGGATGTGATTCACAGGTCAAACAGTTGGTAGCTCTTGAGGTACTCCTCGTATTCGTCGTCGGACAGCTCGGGCTGCAATGGGGGCCCGAAAGCCAAGTAATTGGAGTAGTCATTGGGGTCGAGTTGTTCAACCTCGGCCTGCGTTAGATCCTGGGATTTCATGGTTTGCCAAGTGGAATCGATGAGAACGCACTAAAAAAGGGGCCCTTGCGGGGCCCCGTGGGCGGAGTGTCACTTGCACTCAGCCGAACCTGAAACTAGCGCACCATACCTAGATCCCAGTCGTTGCAAGGGTTTTTGGACATGAGGCTTGTTAGGCTCGGTTTTTGACTTGCTCGAAACAGCAGCCGTACAGGACCCTGTAGTCAGTCGTAGTACACCAGTTCCAGGAAATCTAATGCGTGCCTCTCGGGGCCAGGTGATAGGCTCTTCTGGTCACGCGGACGTGGCGGAATTGGTAGACGCGCAGGTTTCAGGTACCTGTGGTGGCAACACTGTGAGAGTTCAAGTCTCTCCGTCCGCATCCCTCAGATTCCAGCGATAGCTGATTTCAGGGCTGCGTCGGTCGCCTTCACGTATCGAAGGCTGGTCTCGATGTTGCGATGCCCCATCAAGGCCATGATCTGTCTTGGATGAGTGACCTCACCCAGGAAGGTCCCAAAGCTGTGGCGAAGGCTGTGCCACACGTGGTCATCGGAGATGCCACAAAAATCCCGCACCTTTTTGAACGCTCGATAGAGCTGATCTTTGTTGGAGAAGTCATCTCGGAAGAGATAGGACCGATCCAAGCGGCGCTGAAGGATGGCTTGAACTTTGGGATGGATGGGAACCGCCCTGACATTGCGGCCCTTGGTTTCTCGGCCTGGTTTCCCTCCGACCCAAATGGTCTCTAGGGAAAGGTCGATGTCTTCTGACTTCAAAGCCATTAGCTCGCCCTGCCGAACGCCTGTGTAGGCGCTGAATGTGATGGCATCTGCCAGGTCATCTCGGTCAAAGATGTCCTTCGCCACAAAGGCCAGCCGATCCACCTGCTCTTTGGTGAAGTACGTCATCCGCACCTCACCCTCCCTCAGGCGTTTAAAACTGGGACATTCAACTGAGTGCAATCCAGCATGGCTGGTCACCTTCAGGACGGTGGTCCCTGCAGAAACCACCCTGTTGACGGTCGATGTGGACCATTGCGGGTGGTCATCCTGCAGGTCAGCAATCATCTCCATCCACCATCCGGCCTTGGCCATACGGCTGAGTGGAAGTGAAAGCCCCGCATAAGAAGTGATGTGGTCGGCATTGATCCTGTTGGTCTTTGCCGATGGCAGACGTTTCCATCTGACTCTCCAGGTGTAGTCCAGGGCCTGGCCCCAGGTTCTGACTGTTGTAGTCATGGAAGTGGACCCTCCAGTTGTTTTTCAATCAACCGCATGAACTGAATTCCCTTGGGTGTGAGGTAAAGCCTCCACCGTTTGGGATCCACAGGATCACGCTCCCGTCTGACCAACCTCAGACCTTCCTTCCCAAGGCGATGCTGCGGGCCGAGCCAGGTCACATTGCGTGACACAGAGCTGGGACTCATGCTCGTGGCTTCTATCACGTCCTCTTGACGACAGCCGTCATGGGCTGCAATCCAAAGGAATGTGGAAGCCAGCTGCATCGGGAACTCACGCTCACCAGTGGAGCGGAGCACCTCCACCATCAGGTAAGCCCTGTACAGGAGCTCACTGGAGAGGATGGGTTTGCGGTCGGTCATGGATGGCCATGTGGGATTGAGGCT